GTACTAGACATACAAAGAATGAATGAAGAACGTAAAAGAAATCACAGATACCAAGAAATTTGTACATTATGTAATGAGAGGTTAAAATGAATTACAGAGCAACAGAACAAATGGCAGCTAACGCAAAGCGTGGCTTAGAGATGCGTGAGAAAGTTAGCCCAAGTAATCGTGGTGGCACAGCAGTAGGATTAAGTCGTGCTAGACAGTTTATGAATAGACAAGACGTTAGCTTAGATACAGTAAAGCGCACGTACAGCTTTTTAAGTCGTGCAGAAGTATATTACGAGCCAGGTAAAAACACACCCGGCACACAAGCATACTTGTTATGGGGAGGCCCTCCTGGCTTAGCATGGGCAAAGAACATATTAAGAAGTGAAGGATTGCTAGATGACTAAAAGAGTATACTACGATCAAAACATAGTCAATGAAAGCTTGACTAATACGTTTGAGATGGAGCCTATGAATAACAATCAGGCAGAAATCAAGCTAAAAGCACCTAGCAATCGCGGTGGCAAGCGTCCTGGTGCCGGAAGAAAAGTTGGCTCAACAAACAAAATTCAAGGCGTAGAGTTCCTAGAAGAATATAAAAAGATACATGGAGCTAGTTTAAAAGAAGACTTAGCCAAAGATATGTATGAAGCCAGAGCACGTGGTGACTATGATATGTTGTTTAAGTATCAGACAGCATTTGCCAAATATTATTTTGCTGATGTAGCTACACAAGATATCACAAGCAAAGGCGAACAAATAGGTGCATCATTTACATTCCCAACTAAAGAGTTGATAGACTGGAAAGATGCGTAACGTAGACATTCCTTTATTTGGCGAACAAAAAACTGTCCTAGCAGACTGGCTTACCACGAATAAGCATTGTATAGATATCGTTCCAGTGGGTAGTGGCAAGACATTTCTTGCATCTATCGCACTTCCTATTTTTGCTAGTGACCCTCGCTATCACAAAGGAAAGGATGTAATTTACAGTGCTCCAACAGGCGCAATGATTAAGTCCTTAATTTGGGAGCCACTCAAAAAGAGTTGCATAGAATACTTTGGCTTAGTTGATGGCAAAGACATTAACAACAGTGAGTTAACTATACGCTTTCCTAATGGTACATTCATTCGTTGCAAGAGTGCAGAACAGCGTGAGAACTTGCGAGGCTTAAACGTAGGCGTATGGGTAGCTGACGAAGCCGCATTGTACACGCAAGATACATTACAAGAAATTACCAATCGTTTACGCCCTAAAGTTGGTCAACCAGAAACAGCAGGTAGATTGATTGTTATTAGTACACCTAATGGTACAGGACCATTGCACGATTTGTTTCAGTTAGCAAAGAGTAACCCAGAGAAATATATAGTCAGACATTATAACTACCTAGAGATGCGTAGTGGTAATAAGAACTTCATTGAAGAACAAAGACGCATTATCAGTCCATTAAAGTTTGGACAAGACTATATGTGTCAATGGGAATCAGTAGCTGACATGTTCTATTACGCATGGGACAAAAACAAATACTGTAGAGAAGTAAAAGATTTTTATGGTGATTTATATACATTCCATGACTTTAACAAACGAGTCATGTGCGCCACAGTCGCCCAGGTTAAAAAACCCGGGGACTTGAATGGTTCAATTGAGATATTGAAAAGTTATGCAATACCAGACTGCTCCACAGAAGGTATTGCGAGTGCTATTCGTGAAGACTTCCCGAAACGCAGAATCAATAGTATCATAGATATGTCAGGCACACAAGTAAATCGGGACACTACAAGTCCCTTTGGTGTAACTGATAAGATTATCTTAGAGAAATATGGATTTACGATTGTTAACACAAGAAAGAGTAACCCACTCATCACTGATACAGATAACACAAGTAATGCTTTCATAGCAAGAGGTGGATTAGTTGTTAAGCCAGATGATAAGTTCTTACTTGAAGCCTTGCAAACATATCATTTTGAAGACGCCTCACGTAAACGCTTAGTGAAATACACTGAGCAAAAATACGCTCACATAGACGGTCTCGGTGACTGTATCCGTTATGGCATACATCATCTATTCCCAATCACTCACCAATCAGTAGGAATACCTGAGTACGTGGGTATGGATCCAAGATTATCAAACAGAGCACGACCAGGCTTAGAACATATGCCTGATAGTCCACTGTATCCTGGTGGTCCAACATGGGAAGAAATAATGAATGGAGATCAAGTGGAGGACTATCAAGTATGGAGTTAACATGGGTAGACCAAAGAGCGGATATACATTGTTAGAACGATTACTAAACAAAGTAATTGTTAACGATGTAACAGATTGTTGGGAGTGGCAAGGTGGCAAGAATAACATTGGCTATGGTTTAATGCGTGACGAAAAGCGTATGCGTACAGTGCATCGTGTAAGTTATGAAGAACATAGTCAAACAAAGATACCTAGTCATCTTGTAGTAATGCATAGTTGTGATAATCCTAAGTGTACAAACCCTGCTCACTTAAGTTTAGGTACACGTAAAGATAACATGCAAGACATGCTTAACAAAGGACGTGCAAATAATAATTACAGAGGTATGACTGGTAAAAAACAACCAACAACTACATGTCCACATTGCAGTCGTGTAATACCAAACAATGTATATTCACGTCACCATGGTGATAACTGTAAGAGTAGATATAATGCATAAATACATTATCTACTAAATGCCTATTTATGTGAGAAAAATAAAAATATGAAAACAAAAGCAGAACTACTAAAGCGTAACCCAATTTATTCTAGCATCTACAATGAGATGTTGGCATATCAATATGCATATCTTGGGGGACTACCTTTCAAGATGTTTGTGCGTAAGAAAAGACCTAGTGAAGATAGTACGCTCTATCAAGATTTAGTTGCTAACACAATCGCACAGCCTATCTGTCGTTATATCGTTGACACAATTAATGATGTATTGTTTGAGCCAGGCATTAAGCGTAACATGCAATTCTGTACGCCAACTGGTCAACAGATTAATCCTAAGAACAGTGAATGGTCAGACTTATTCTTACTAGACGCTGACTTAACTAATCGTAGTATGAATGGTTTTATGGAAGGCATTGGTGACTTAACAAGTATCTATGGCCATTGTTGGGTAGCAGTTGATATGCCACAAAAAGGCGATGGCAATCTAGGTCGTCCCTATGTTTGCGCTATCAATCCATTAAACGTATGGAACTGGGAGTTTGACTATTACGGTGGTCGCCCAATGCTTAAGTGTGTTACAGTAATGGAGATGGAAGAAGAAGATTGCTATTACATCAAGTGCTATACATTAGGTGACGCAAACACTCCATCATACTGGGAAAGCTATGAAGTAGAAAAAGGTCCTAGTAAATTAGAAGAACCTTGTAAATTAATTGGTACTGGCACTTATCCACCAGGCATGAGCTTACCAATCTTCATCGCATATGGTCGTAGAGATCCAAGAACAATAGATTTAGGCATCAGTGATATTGATGCGGCAAGTGATGCTATGCGTGAGTTCTATAAACTAGAATGTGAGAAATACACAGCATTACAATTTGCACATACATTGATTCGTGCAGACAAAGGCATTAGTATTCCAGTTCACGCGGGAGCTATCGTGAGAGCAAATGAGGGACAGATTGAAGCTATCCCCATTGATACCGGCGATGTTGATGCGATTATTAAAGCGCAACAAGATATCCTTGAACAGATTGAAGCACTTACGGGCTTAGGTGGACTAAGGAATAGCAAGAACCAAATTGCGTCTGGTGTTGCTATCATTGAAGAACGCAAACAACTACACCGTCTTGCAAAGAGTAAAGCTAGATTGATGGAAGTAACAGAAGAAATGATTTATACATTTGCCGCACGTTTTATGAACGTTCGTTGGGCAGGTGAAGTATCTTATAACACAGACTATGAAGCACATGATACAAACTATCGTATGGCTATCATTAAGAGTGCAAAAGAATTAGTCGGCGACAACCCAATGATTCAAGCACTAATCACAAAAGAAATTATCGGCATGCTTGCTCCTGATACTGCAATACCAGAATATGAAACAGCATACATCAATACAATACCTGACGTTGATCTCAGAACTTTAATGACTGAGCAGAACAATGAAGTTCTCAGTCGAGATTTAGAAGCAAGTATGATACCAGAGCATGAGATGTATGGTGAGAACGGTGAAGCTGAGAATGGTGAAGAATCAGAATCAGAAAGTGAAGGATCATTTGGTAATGATGGTAATGCGTCATTGCTAGGTGGAGCCGGTACTCCTGTCACACCAATTGGCGTTACATATTATCCAAATCAAGTAGCTCCAGTGATACTAACTGGTATGAATACGGGTAGATAAAACTATCTATATTCACTATGCATAAATACATTACACAATCGCTAACTACGTAAAGTTAAAGGAAAAAATTAATGGACAATCAAAATTTCGTTGGCAACGATGTAGCCCCTGTAACTGCACAGGACTCTATGAGTGAAGCAGGAGAGCAAAACGTTAACCCAGGTGCTATTCGTAAAAGCACAACACAGTCATTGTTGACTGCATTATCAAACGCAAGCGGAACACAATTCCAAAGTGTTGAAGATGCATTATCATATATGGCACGTGTAGGGGCTCAAAACAATAACGCTGGCAACGTACAGCCAAGTGGACAACCAAAAGCTCAACAACAGAGTTCGAACGGTCGTGTCACAACCAATGACTTGCATGAGCAGTTTAGCAAACTTCAAAACGATCTAGCAGTAAAAGAGCAAAGATTACGTGAGAAGGAATTAGATAGCGACATTCAAAGAGCTATGGGTGACAAGTTTGATTCAGACCTAATTGATTACGCATTGAATAAAGTTAAAAACAATATTCAATGGAATGACGATGGCACATATGCTATTGTTAATCAAAAGGGTCAAGAACGCTATGGTAGTGATGGCAATCCACTTACAATTTCAGGATTAGTACAAGAAGTAGCAGTGGGTAATCCAAAGCTACTAAGACAGAGTAACGCTAATTCTGGATCTGGTTTAAGACCTGGACAAGGTTCTTTTACTGGTGCACTAGATGAGACAGTACCAGATTACTCACGTGATCCGGCAGCATTCAATGCATGGGCTAATAAAAATGGTCTAGGCAAAGGAACTGGATTAAAAGGTCTAGGTGTAACAGCGACAGTATCAAGTTCAAGTCGCAAAGTACTCTGAGCCAACAAAAATTTATAAGGAAAATATATCATGGCATACGTATTAGGCGGTCCTAACAATGAAGGCGATGGCTTCACAACAGCTATCAGCAACTTCGCATTACGTGCAATGCACGAAAGTAACGGTCTAGTTAACTTCACTAACGTTGTTGCACCTACACAAGGTCAAACATTTTTAGTACCTAACTTCGCACCAATCACATACCAAGACTACAATGCTAACGGCACTGGTGGTACATTTGGTACAGGTAACGCGGTTGTTCAGAACCCATCATTGGGTCAAGGTACAATCACAGCAACTCCAGCAGTTGCACAAACAGCATTCGATATCTTCTACGGATGGACAACAAGCTTCACATTGGCAGCTACATTAGGTGCTGAACTTGGTGAATCATTCGCTGAAAAAGTTGACCAGCGTGTTACAGCGGCTTTCTTAAGCTTCAAAGCAACACCAGGCAACTTGAATTATACAGCAACCCCTGCTGACGGATTCCCACGTGTCTTGCAATTAGGCGCTATGGAATTAATTGGTTCAGGTAATACCGGTGGTACACAAACTGATGGTTTCAGTGCCAATAGCGTATTGCAAACAATTCGTAACATCAAGCAAAACTTTAAGGTTGCTCGTATGCCTGGAACTCCAGTTATTATCATGGATAGTAACGGTGATGCTCCTAATTCTGCATCATACTCAATTACTGGTCAAGGTGGTTCTTCATTAAATCGTCTATTGGCTGAGTTAACTGGTGGTGCAGTATCACAATCTGGTGGTAGTAACCTATCTGCTCTTGGTAACGAATTGTTGTCTACAGGTCGTATTGAGTCTGTATATGGTTGTATGGTAATGTTCACTACATTCTTGCAAGCTACAACTCGCACTGTTGTAGGTTCAGCAGGTGTTTCAGTACTAGTCGGTGCTTATTTCGGCGACAGTGCTTTATTCACTGTTATGAAAGAAGGCTTGCAACTTAAGACTGGTGAAGTACCAGGTGGATTGCAAATTTGGTTGACTGGTGTCGGTTACTTCGGTTCTGGCGTTGGTGACCTTCGTCGTGGTGGCGCAATTAATATCGTTCAAGCCTAAATTGAAAAATGACTGGGTGTCTAAACACACTCAGTCAATGTCTAAGGAAATAATATAATATGTCCGTACCCTATCAAAGAATCTCAAACGCAACAGTAGAAGACATTCAGTTCTACGATCCGGCAGCGGAACGCAGAGCGGCTGCTCTACAAGTTGATTGGGCTCCATACTTTAAAGTTGCTTCACAAGAGTGGCTTTATAAATTAGAGTTTGGCTGGTGGCAGAAATACTGCGACACCGTACTTGGTGCTTACTATTATAACAATCTGCCAAATGGACAATTGATTTCAAGCTTTAATCCAAGTTTGCTCATTAAAAACGATCAGACACTAATTCGTTTAGATACATTCGGAGCTATATTAGTATTCTATGAATCACTAGTAACCGATGTGTCTAACATGAACGAGGTTGATTTGCAAAACTACGAGTTTGCACAGAAACGTTGTGATAACGAATGGACTAAAGCGTTGCAACTTATGAACTTCTATGATTTATACATGGATAGCCCACAAGGACCAACGACAAAACTTGAAGAAAATTGGACAGCAGACGTTGATTATTTCAACGGAGATAGGAGATATTTCTAATGGCTATTGCAACAGTCACTGTACTAAACGCACCATTGATTACAACCAAAGAAGTAATTGATGCATTACGATTGACTATTCCAAACAGTTGGAATGTACCAATCTATGACGACTTCCCTAGTGATAGTGATGTAGTTCGTTATGGCGTTTATGTAAGTGATGTGCATACAGTAGAAAGAAGCGTAAACCAATTAGCAGTAAATTATTGTGGATACATCTACAATGCTGTGGATCAGTTCAATGTAACTTATATAAGTTTCCAAGACGATCCATATAATATTCAATTGAACGCTATCATTGCAAACTTAGTTACTGATGAAGTAGATGGTGTGCAATTGATGGATGGATATTTTCAACGAACATTTACGCAGGATTTAGTTTATGGTCCTACACAAGCAGAGCGTCATACTTGGACATTTCAAATGACTCGCATGGAATTTAATACATAAAGCCAAACACAAGGAGAAATCAAATGGCAAGAATTACAGTAAACACAACAGGCACACAACCAATATTATTGGTTAGTGCTAACGTTAGCAACGTATCAGCTAACTCACTAAGCGTAAGTTGCTTACAAGATATTACTATTACAAACAGTACAGGCATCTATTCATACACAGACTTTTGCAGTCAAGCTATGAACAAGATTACTACACCTGCTGATAATGAAATCAGCACAAACCTAGTGCTTGATGGATTAGTATATTTTGGTAACAGTGCGGCGACAGCCAACACAGCACCTAACCTAGGTATCGCTGGACTAAGTGAAAGCGCAACTAACATATCATTTAAATTATACTTAAATGGTAACGCTAACGGCGCATTCTACTACGAAGGTACAGGTTACATCAGTAGCTTGGCACCAACAGTAGCACCAGAGAATCCAGTATGGATTAGCCCATTGAGTATCGCAGTCGATGGTCCATTGACAAGCGGTATTGTTTAATTAATTAAGCAAAACAAAAGAGGGGCATAGTGCCCCTTTTTTAATAAGTGAGGAACAAATGAGTGAACACCATGACGTTTGGTTAAAGACCAAAGAAGAAAAACTACGCAGTTTAATTGCAGATGAAGCAAAAGCCATTCCAATACTTGACAACATGCAAGCAACAATTAAACAACTAAAAGCAAAACAACAGTTCCGTCTAGCATTACTAAATCAATTGCTAGAAGACGAACTCGACAGTGAATAAATACAATGTAATCATTTAACAAAGGAAATTAACAAATGAAACTCTCAGCATTAACAGCAAAACCCCAATTAATAGAAGTCAGTATCGATGACGAAGATACCATCAAAGAGTTTGGCGAAGCTATAACTTTTTATACGTATGATCGTCAACCTATGGACGTGTTTATGAAATTAGCAGGTAGTACAGGACAAGACACACAAAAAATTGTAGAGATTGTTCGTACCTTAATCTTAGACGAAAAAGGTAAAGAACTATTAACTAATGACCAAATGCTTCCAACCAACATATTGATGAAGGCAATTGCAAAGGTGACTGATTTATTGGGAAAGTAACATCAGACAGTATTGATCCTACTAGTGAAAAGATGGCATTGATACTGACGATTGATTCACTAGGTAAGCGTTATGGTATGCTACCTAGTGAAGTATTAAGTAGAAGTAACACATTTGATTTGTACATTATGGATGCCGCATTAAGTTTTGAATCGTTTCATCATAAAAAGGCTACCAACAAGGGCATTGATCCATTGCCCAATTATAGTCCAGATGAGTTATTAGCTATTTTTAACAAGAGTAAGGAACAATAATGTCTGTAAAATTAAGTGTCAATACAATGTCTAGTAGCTTAAAACGCATACAAAAGAAATTGAATAATGTTCCTAAAGAAGCATACAAAGAATTCGTCAGTGTTACACCTATAAAGACCGGCAATGCTAAAAGAAATACCAAATTAAAAGGTAAAACAATTGAAGCAAATTATAATTATGCTAAGGTATTAGATAAAGGTCGTCACATGACAAGTCGGGGCATGCGTGGTAGTGAGCAGGCGCCAGAGGGTATGAGTAAACCAACTACAGAATTTATCAAACGAACTATTGATAAAATAATTAAGGCAAAATAATATGGCAGATTTAACATATACAGCTACGCTTGACGATAAGATTAGTCCTCCGTTAGCTAAAATAGATAAAAATGTAACTAAAGTAAATGAACAATTTAGTAAGTTTGGAAAAACATTGGCTGCATTGGCTATTGGTTCTTTTGTTCAAAATACAATTAAATTTGCCGACAGCATGGTTGATCTTAGCAAAGCCACCAACGTTGCAATCAATGATATTGTAGGACTAAGCAAAAGTTTTGAGCTTAATGGTGGTAGTGCAGAGCAAGCAAGAGCCGGCGTCATTAAACTAAGTATGAGTGTTGCAGAGGCTATGGAAGGTGGCAAGGCTGCACAGCTTGCGTTCCAAGCTGTTAATATATCACTAAACGATATTGCTACACTAAGCGAATCAGATATATTAGCCAAAACAATTGAAGGTCTTAGTAAGATACAAGATCCTGCACAAAGATTAAAGATAGCAACAATATTGTTGGGTAAGGCTGCTAAAGGAGTAGACTTTACCGGTGTCGCATCAGGCTTTAAATCAGCAAGTGACGAAGCAATAAAATACAATAGAAGTATGCAAAGTGTTGCAGACCTTAATGACAAATTAAGTAGCGCATTTGGTAAAGTGCAACTTGCTGTAGTAAAAGCATTAGAGCCAATGGCAGATGCTATCAACAAATTACCTGAGGGTAAGATCGAAGAACTTATTAATAGTTTTGTAAGTCTTGCAACCAGTTTAGCTGCCATTGCGGTATCACTAAAAGGTCTTGAGTTTATAGCTAAAATATTTATATTCATAGCTAGTACGGCCGCACTTGTAACCGGTGGCTTTGCAAGTATAGTAACAACTGTAAAAAAGACTACAGAGACAGTTAAGGCATTTATGAATGGTGCAAAACGTTTTCAAGAAGCTGGTAAATTTGCAATGGAATTAGGTGAAAGATTTAAGTACTTGAAAGCTGGTGCCGGAATGTTAGCTAAAGGCTTACTTGGTGTAGCAGGTATATTGTTAACAATAAACAGTTTAGTTGAAGGATTTACTGGAACTAGCTTAGTAGGATACTTAGGTAAAGCATATGATGCTACTAAAAAGTTTTTAGGATTAGGTGGATCAGAAGCTAGTAAAGATCCAAGAGAAGGTATGAGAGGGCGCGGAGATCCTGCAGAGATAGCAAATCGTGAAGCCGCAGCCAATGCATTAGAAAAACAAAAACAAAAACTAAAAGAAACAAATGCCTATTATGCAGATCAGGCTAAACAATTAGAAAGCAACACACAGCAATTTAAAAAGCAAGGTGATGCAATTGTTACCAATCTACAAAACGAGTTAATGTTTAATAAAATTAGTGAAGATAGTGTAGAGATCATCAAAGCTATAAACGAAGCTACTACAAGAACTACAGACGAAGTTACCAAACTAAAAGATGCACGTGCGTTATTAAAGCCAGAAGAAAAGGATTTAATAGCAATTTACGACATGCAAATTAGTAAAGTACAAGAAATTGGTAGTATACAAACACAACAAACAATCGTGGCCATACAAGCATTGCAACAACAAAAAGATGCACAAGACAGATTAAATCATAGTTTAGAAACCAAAAGCAATCTAATTAGAAGTGATGAAAGTTTATTGCAACTACAAAAACAGTTAGAAACTGTGGGTATGTTCGGTGATAAACTACAAGACAACTTAATTAAATTAGATGTAGAACGTGAATTACGTGGCAAACTAAATGATATTGTAATTAAACAATTAGAATTAGAAAATCAAAGAGCTAAACTAGGTGAGGATAACTTTAACAGAGAAATGGCACAGCTTGAGAGCTTAAAAACTGCCGCAATGACTTATGCAGATGCAAGATTAGTAGCAGAAGAAAAGATTGTTCAAGCAACACGTAACAGTGAACGTATGGATGTAGGTGGTGCAGTCGCTAAACGTATGGAAGAATTACAGCGTAGTGTAGATCCTACAGTAATGGCAATACAAAAAATAGACAGTGTTACACAAAATATGAACAGTGCTATTGACAAGTTTGTTGATACAGGTAAGTTTAGTTTTGCTGACTTTAGCCGCAGTATCATACAAGATATAATTAAGATTGAATTGAAAGCGCAAGCAACTAAACTATTCAGTAGTTTAATTAGTACAGGAGGCTCATTCTTAAGTGGTTTATTAGGTTTTGCAAATGGTGGACAGCC